ACTCGGTTCGGTTTTGGTAAGCATATCCCGTTGAAGGGAGATAATGCCTTGTTTGAGTTGTTCTNCATTACCTCGCCGCTTCTGACAAAGGTATCAATAAGGCTTGCTAAGCGTTCGGNTTGGTTTATTTTGTTGTTAATCTCTTCAAACTTTGCTACATTCTGTGGGGCAAAGTTACCAGGACCCGCAGGGGTTTGAATGATAGCGTTTTTAAGGTCGTTTAAAAGGTCGTTTAAAAGGGTTTTAAAGTCTACAGCTTCGCTGTGTAAGGCAAACTTATCAGCTTTCAGTTCGTAAGCTTCTACCTCTTGAGCATTGAGCAAAAAGGGCTGACTTTCATTATTTTCTACCATACCCACAAGGATAAGACTTCCTACTTTTGGTTTGATATACATTCCCCCTATGCCGAGTGCTATGTTTAAAAATGGTAGCTTAGTGTCTAAATCAGTAGCCTCGCAGGTTTTTCCCTGCCAATCTACAGAGGTTACTGTTGCCCATTGTAGTACTTGGGGAATAGCTTTCTTTATCTTTTCAGAAAGCAATATGTCAAACTCGTCTATCTCGTTCATAACTATAATGTACTACCACTAATTTCTATTTCCTGCCTATATTGCGCGTTGCTAATACTCTTCTTTACTCTATCTACATAGTACTCACCGTGCCTATCGGGGTAGAGGGTGGAGCTTAGGCGTATCTTCTCGCCGTGCTGCACGGAGGGCATGCCATAAGTGGTAAAACTCCCCTCAAAACCCTCGCGCTTGTGCAGCTCATATAGGCGTTTTACTTCCTTCTCAAGTTCAGCTTGTGAACTAACGTGCCAAGTCATTTTTAAAGTCGTTTTAGGGTTCTCATCACCAAACTCATATTGTAATCTCTTGCCTTTACCAAAGGAGGAAGTGCCTATAATCTTTATGGTGCGCTCTTCTTTGCTTAGGTACTTAAGGTTATTCTCGGTGCAATTGCGTTCTAAGTCGAAATGCTTCATCTCATCACTTACTTTTACATCTGAATAAGGCTTGGCTATAGTGAGTTTGCCCTCACGAATAAAGCTGTATATTGACCAGTCTTTTTGGAGTTTGTCCAACACCGCACCCAGTGTGGTATTGCTAAAACGTACAGCACCAAGGGCTATATCCTCTACTTCTAAGGGGTAGTCTTTTACTACTTCGGTGAGGAATGTTTTTAGACTTGCCTTTGCCGACACGTAATTGACGGGCAACTGGCGTAGCTTCCACATTGCATCGCTAAGACTAATGGTAATAGGAAAGTCTGCCGATACTTGGGTAATGAAGCCTTCGAACTCCTGCAAGAGCTCACCGTTGTAACCCATTTGTATTACTACCCTATCTCCTACGGCAAAGAGTTCCCTTACTTTCTGCTTATCAAAATCACCTACATTGCGAGGCAGCACCACGCTTGCCGTATCGGTGAGCATCTTCCACGAGCTTTCAATCTCAATGGCAGAAACTTTCTGCACCTTAAAAGGGGTGCCCCGCTTAGGGTAAAAGGTGATGGCTACTTCAATGGCTAAGGTCATAGTCTGTAAATGAGTTCAAAGGGTTCGTCACTAATGCAATTCAGCTCTATGGGAATAACGTTAGGTGTACCTTCCAAGCTACGTATATCAATGCTTTCAATCACGAGGTTGTGAATGTTTTTCCACCCAAAAAGGTCGCCTTCTACCGAGATAGATTGTATCACCTCCGACCATTCTATAAGGCGTTTTTCGTACTCTCGTGCGCTTAGCTCATCGTTGTGGCATACGGTACGAATACGTATCTGCCAATCATCAAAGCCATAGATTTCCTTTACAGTGCCATTGCCACCTATTACATCTGTACGACTTATATTCTTTACTCTCGAAAAATCTACCATGGTAGCAGGGGGCAACCAAAAGTCAGCTAACTGCTTCTCTACTATCTTACTTTGGTAGTCGTAGAACTTGTAACTGCCTGCGGTAAACTTCACTGGAAAAACAATAGGCGTACCGAGTTTGGATAGCCGCATAGCTTCCTCCCTTTCTACAGTGCGGATACTGCCATACTCAGCTGTGTGGGCTGGCTCTTTGCCTATAGGTACGGTGAGGTACACGGGCAGGTTAGTACCAAAAGCCAACTTAAAGAGTTGTGATATGTTATAGCGGTTATCCATTGTCTATATTGAGCTTTAATAGTTTCTTGATAGCATCATAGTCTTTGCCGTCTCTTTCTAACTGTATCTTAATACGTTTCTCTACAGCCGTGCGATTATGTTTCCCTTTGATGAGCTCTACCATATTCGCTCCTACTAAAGGATCAGACTTCCAATTACCCTGCTGACTTTGGAGGATAAACCCTACCTCCTGCAACATACTTTCCCCTATGGAAAAGTCTCCCGCTATAATTTCTAAGTCGTTATGCTCATCTACAAGTATATCTTTCATAGTCTAAGGGCAATTATAAGGTTACTAAGGCGTCACGCATACGGTCATTAATTTTGCTAATTACTCCATTAGCGGCATTTTCTTTACTTCCAATAGTTTTGTCGATAGGGAAAGTGTTATTCATTGTGATATTAATGGTGATAGTCTTGCTTCCCCCACCACTACCTCCTACGCTCATAGTGCTGTCCTTTCCTCCTTCTTTGCTCCCTTTAGTAGGGGTGATAGGGTTGGGACTTGCACCTCCTCCAATAGCCGAACTGGCAGAAAGATTGCCCGCTTTAGGGGCTTCGGTAGCTTCTTTTTTATCTTTATTCCAAGTAAGTGATTGTCCTGCCTTTATAAACTCTTCTTTAGCGGCAAGATTAGCTTCATAAGCTACTTTAGCACTATCGGCAATGGCTTTTTTACGATTCTCTGTGTCTTCATTGATTTGGGCAAGCATCTTATTATTTTCGCTCTCATCTCCCAATCCTACAGCATTCTTAAACTCATACCATCCCTCTTTTATCTTATTAAGACCTATCATTAGGGAATTGACCATAGTTAGCCATACTGTTTCAATACTTGCTGAAAAACCTTGAAAGAGGAGCTTGGCACCTTCCCATGTATGTTTCCATGCTTCTCCCCAACCACTAACCTTATTAGCCAAGTATATAATACCTGCCACCAGTGCGCCAATGGCAACGATAATAATACCAATAGGATTAGCTGACAGAGCTGCATTCCACAACCATTGTACGGCTGTAGCCGCCTTTGTCCATACAACCATTAGCTTCTGAACTACTACAGTTTGTTTAAGCCACCCTCCAAGAGCCTTTACCACAGGGGCAAGCCCTGAATAAGCAGACCCCATATCGCCCAAAGTGCTAATAACGCCTCCTAAGCTGTCGCCTACTACACCAAGCACTTTGGCAAAAGAGAACGAACCTATTTTCAAGTCATCTAACCAAGCTTTACATCTGCCCATCCACTCACTCCAACCACTCATTACGATAGTAGCTTGTTCGGTAGCTACATTGGTACCGCTGATTTGCTGGGTAAGTTCGGCTTGTGCTTGTGCAGTATTGATAAGTCCTTGAGCAGCTTGTATATTTTCAGCACCAAAGACAGCAGCCAAAACATCGGTATTTTGTCCTATCTTCTGCAACTCTTTGAGTCGTTCGGCAAAAGGTACCGTAGTGTCTGATACTTTTTGCATATTTACTCCATAGGCGGCAAGCATATTAGTAGCCTCTTTAGAGAGGGCAGAGGGTGCATTCATTTTAATAAGCACGTTCCTAAGTCCTACCCCTGCTTCGGCTCCATATTTGCCCGATTGGGCGAGGGCTTGCAGTGCGGCGTTCGTCTCCTCAAAACTTACATTAGAGAGTTTAGCAGCTCCACCTGCTTGTACGAGAGCTTGGGCTATCTGAGGCACTTCGGCAGCACCTTCTTTAGCTCCTGCTGCCATTACATTCATCATTCGCTCCATTTCAGCCGCTGCTGCGATAGGATCATCCAAATTCACTTTGAACTGAAGCATTGAGGTAGTAAGCGCGTCGGTAGCTCCTACCACATCGCCTCCCATAGTTTTGGCGAGCGTATTAGCATAGCTACCCATTTTGGCAAGCGCCTCATCGCTTTCTCCTATCTGAGGACCTAAGCGTGAGAGGATTGTTTGAAAAGTAGCAAGGTTGTCAGTAGCCGTACCTCCAAATTCTTTGGCAAGGTTACGTGCCTTTCCCCCAAGTTTATCCAAATCGTCTCCGGTAATACCAGTAATAGCAGCTACATCAAGTAATGATTTCTCATAGTCTGCCCCTACTTGTGCGGCCTCTGAGAACTTTTGAGTAATATTCAAAAATCCTTGTGAAGCTGCTTGCCAATCGATAGGTCGCATACTGGTTGCCAACTTATCCCACCCCTCTTTCATACTGCTTATGAAGTCTTTCCAAGTATTGTGCATACCCTCAGCCGCACGCCTCACATTCTCTTGTGCGGTGTGCAAAGGTTGCGATACATTGTCTTTGGCTTCAAAAATCCACGTTGTAGTGTGATTCACGGTTGCGGAGTATTAGGGGTTAGACTGTTTACTAATTTCGTTCAGTACTTCTACCAAAGCGCGTTTTACAGCTTGGTATAAGAGTTGTCCTTGGCACTTCATACTAAAGTCAAGGGCTTTAAAATGTTCTTGCCACTGAGTATCGTTCATCGTTTCAGGTGTCTGACCATTGGCACGGAGTAGTGCATCTATGCCCTCTATAAAGTCGTACGCTTCTAAGGAAAGGAGCGACGACTCTACACTTTTTTTAAGGCTACCTTTGAGCTTTGCAACAACTTACTTAGCTCAGTAATAAGGCCCATATAGATGGAGGCATCATTTTCCATCCACTCCATATCACCATCCAGTACACAATTCTTTACCAGTGCCTCATTAGCCTTGTCTGGACTTTCTATATACTCTTTAGAAGTCACTAAGGCAAGTAGGTTTTTACTAGGCTTCCTTACCAAAAAGTAAGCAGGATCTTCACTGGCTTCTCCCTCTTCGGTAAAGGTAGTGCCCGATGGATACACGACTATTTCTCTTACCACATTAGGGTATTTAGCCTTGTAGTTTTCTATATCGGCTTCGGTATATTTTTTCATTTTAAACAGCTTTTAAAAGGTTATTAAATATTCCAGTCAATATGACTTACAATCAGCTCAAATTTGATAGCAATAGAGCCATCTCCTTGCTTGATAGCCATTTCAGTACCTAAGAACTCCGCATTGCGTATCATATCTTTAATGATAAGTCCGCTTGGCGCTTCATAGATGACGGGAATGTCGAAAGGTTCAATATCCTGTAGGCGGGTGCCCTTTGGTAGAGAACGATGTATGCCGTCTACTTCTTCTTTGAGAATAGTAATAGAAGCCTTTGCTTCATAGTTCTCCTCCGTACGCCCAACGGGAAAACCTCCCGCGCCCATAATATTCGACTTTTTGGTACTATCCGAATAGTTAATTTCGACAATACCTACCACATCACGTCCTAAAAGGTTGAAGGTTACACAATTCCAACCTTGTAGTTTCCCGAAGTGATTTATAACATTTGTATTCTTTGGCATAGTATAGTATTATAGATTAGAGGTTAAACCAATTTCGCCCTCAATAGCGTGTAGAATATCATCAGGCACAAGACGTATTTTCACCTTTAGGGGCGTTTGCTCTGTTACCGTTTGCTTTGCGTCAATACTCACTGCATAGCCGCTAATCTCTCCAGTTACTACCATTTGTCTTTCGATAGCTTTTCCTGCTAATTCCTGCAAGGAGGTAACAATACTGTCTTTAAGGTAGCCTGTTTGTGGATTCTTAGGGAGCTTGCTTTTGATACGAGGCGAAAGTGTTTGTCTTACTAAGCGTGCTGCTTTATTCCATATCCTATTATTTTCAATATAGGTATAGTCGGATGATTTACTCACGCAGGTAGGAGAGTTTGAAAGGAAAAAGCCTGCCATATCGGCATATTGTCCTGCCAAAATGTACCCTTTATCATTAAGTAATTTCAGCTGCTCATTGCTAAGTTCTTCTGCACTTTGCCCTGTGGAAATACCTCCACTGATATAGCGTTTTTTTCCCTCATCAGTAAGGGGATAGGTATTTCCCCCTTTGGCATTTTCGGGTTTTGTTTCAATATCCACCGAACCTAAGTTTTCACTCACATTGCGTACCGACAACATACCCAAAGCACTGCCTACACTGGCGTGGTACTTGTAAGCCTCGTCTATAGCGGCAATACCTTTGTCTTGGGCAATTATTACCGATACCTGTGGAGCATTCTTTTCTTTGAGGTCGGCAAAGTTATTTACTTCTAAGCCCTCTTTCCCTTTTCCTTCCACAAGTACAAAGTCTATCAGTATACCATCAGGTTTTACCGCTTCTACGATTTGGGTTTGTAGCTCCTCTACATCACTGGCAATGGTGGAGAGGTCATTGGTAAACCCAAAGAGCCCTACCCCTTTTACCTGCTTGTTAGCACGGATAGCTTTTACTATCTGAGCCGTACTATCCTGCATTTTACCTACCGCTACAGGTAGAAAAATGATTTGGCTCTCTGGCGCTAAGCGGAAGATTTCAGATAGGTGATAGTGAGTAAGTACTTTTTGATTGGCATCCAAACTTTCAGTAATACCTACTGCTTCCGCATCCTTTAGCTGAATAAAGGACTTAGTCTCTCCGTGTGTGAGTTGGGTGCCCGCTACGGCCATTGCGGCTACTACTAAAAACAAATTATCTTTAGTGGAAGCGGTACGCCCTAAGCCTCCTTCAGCTTTTTTAAATGTAAATCCTTTGAGTTGTCCCATTTGTTATTCAGTTTTTAGTTCGTCGTCTTCTGTAGGCTCTCCGCTTTCTGTTTTTCCTTGTACAGTAGCTCCTTCTGCTTTTTGGGGCTCTGTTTTACCCTCCTTATCTTTTTTGATTTGTGGTATCTTGTTTGACAACTTTACACTTTTGCTATTGTCAAAAGTATATACTTTGCTTTCAATAGTGGAGGCGTGGAGCTGGGCACGATTCTTTTCATAGAAGATTTGCCCATCTTCGGTGGCAAATACTTCTTCGAGGTCATTAGCTTGCATTACTTCTACAGCAATGACTAAGAGTTGGGTGTATGTTTTTGGATTTTCCATTGTTTAAATTGAGTTTAAAAGATTTTTAAATAAGGGGGTGGTCTTACGGGATCACCCCCGTCTATTAGCTACCACTGGTGATAGCTGCTGTACCTTCATCCTTGATAGCGACACAGACAAAGTGCATTTCAAAGCCTATGGTATGTTTGCGTCCTTCTGGGTTACTACTTTTCTCTCGAGCATAGCGAACGGCACTTCCTACGGCTTTCACGGTGTAGTTCTTGTGAAATACAACGGAGGCTTCTTTACCTTGCGCTACCGCTCCAAAGGCTTCTTTTTCACCATTGTGGTAGGTAGGAGCATAGGTACTCTCATAGATTTCAAAGCCGTAGTAGTTGCTTGCTATTTTTCCTCCATTGGCATCTTGGTAGCGATTTTTAAATGTCAAGTCCTCAATGAGTAAGTCGGCAATATGGTCTGAACAAAGAACCAATACACGACCTTTGCGAGGTACTTTTAGCTTATCCAATTGCTTTTTAAGACGAATCAAGTCCTTAGCGATAAGTCGTTTACGCCCTGTTCCGTCATCTTCTCCCGTGGTTGTGATTACGGGTGTTTTTGCCGTGTTTTTTTGTGGGGCGATAGAAACCAACGCGTGTTCTGCAGTTCTGTCTTCCAATGTTTCTCGGTGTTGTATTTGCACATCACTTACTTTTTCGTAAGGGAGAGCATAGAGTTCGTCTGTAGTTACTTCAGTGTTCTCTGTCTCATATTTGTGCAGTGTAATCACTACCTTTCCGTCTTCTCTTTGGTGGGAGGAGATAGGATAGACTGTGTTATCAATAAGCACCTTAGGGGCTACCCCTCTTACGGGTATCTTAATAACATCGTTACCTACCCATTCGTTTTTTGATTTTACGGCTTCGAGCCATTCGTTCTCATGTCTAAATTGAGTAATAAGCTCCGTTACGGCGAGCTCATTCTTTACTGGTAATGTTTCACTTCTAATTGGCATTTTCTACTTGTTTTTTTGTTGATACATAGCGTTGAGTTCTTTTACCTTTTGAGGGTCTGAAACCATTAGTGCGTCTAAGGCATCAGGATCCTTTGTTAGGTAATCTTCCATTGTCCAAGTGCTTCTGTCCTCTACAGCACTTTTAGCAGGAACGATAGTTTGTGAGGCAGGTCGAGGAGCCTCTATTGCCTCTAAAAGAGTAGCCGTTTTATCATAATCAGCCTCTGCCAAGCCTACATACAAGTCTTTTTTGTCGGCAGTAATCTTCTTGTCGAAGATAGCTTTATTCACTAATTTCTCGGCTCTATCCTTAGCCTCTACCGCTCTCTTTGCCTCTTGCTCTTTAAGAGCTTGGATACGTTCTTTAATTTGCTCATCGGTGGCATCTGAGGCCATTCCAAGAGCGGAAATAAGGGTGTCTCTATCCATTTTTTCTATATTTTTTGAATTGATTACTTTGTTAGGCTTAGGCAAGCTCTTACATCCGCAAGCTTGCATCATGGCTACAGTCTCTGTAGTGATTTCAGGCTCTCCATCCACAATCTCTGATATAAGCCCTATTTCTTTTGCCTCCATAGCACTGAGCCAGTAGTCCTGCTTCCATAGCTCATCTATATCTTTGGAAGTCTTTCCAAAGCGTTTGGCATAGACCTCTTTGTATTGCTCTGTTACATTTTCCAAGTGCTTTAAGTCTGCCCGCATCTGATCTATATTGCCATAGAACTCTGTAATGGGCTTATGTATCATAAATTGCGAAGTCTTATAGGCTTTAGCAGGAAAATGTGCCATAATGTAGGTGCCTGCTGAGGCTACCAATGCGCCTGTACTAATAGTTACATTTTTAAGGCGTTTGAGTTGGTTTACAATTTCAGTAGCTTCATATACCGAACCTCCTGCGGTATTGAGATATACCTCGGCAGAGGTGATACCCTCTTTCAGTGCCCTATCTACTTCATATCGAAAGTCGGAGGCTGTCCATCCAAAGTATATCTGCCCTGTAATACGGAGCTCCAATACACCTGCCTGAGCATTTATCTTAGCTATACTATGTCCTTTTGTTTGCTTAGTCATTGTTTTTTAAAAGTTGATTGCCAGCAGGTGCTACCTGCCTCTCTGCGGTGCAAAATTCCAAAGAAGTTGGCATCCTCACAAATTGACATTCCGAAATAGGCAGTAAATCCGACCCAAAAAAGGCAGTAAATCCGACCCATTTCAGAACAAGAATTTTCATACGTGGGGGGCATTACGGAACTTTGCACCATAAAAAGATAACTATGGCCAAAGAAATAGAAAAGAAATCTGCGCGTATTCTCTTCATTGAGCAAGGCAAATCTTCTGAGGAGATAGCGGGGCAACTTGGCGTCAATAAACGTACAGTAGACCGATGGGCTACTGAGGGAGAGTGGCGCAAGATACGTGATGCCAAAGCCAATTCGGGTAAGGAACGTATAGAGCGTACCCAACTTGTGGTAGATTCCCTTACCGATAGGCGCTTACAGGTGATTGAGCAGATAAAGGAGAATGAATCTGACCTTAAAACCGCTGACAAGGAGCGGAAGACTACTTTGCAGATGGAACTGCTTGATTTGCGTAAGGAATGTGCTACCATAGATGACGCTATTGCTAAGTGGAATAAGCGTATTGAGAATCTTATAAAGGGGACTAAAATTACCCTTTCAATGTATATAGAAGTAATGGAGAGTATCTTTGAAGCCTTGCGCCTCAAAGATGAGAAACTCTATATACTTACTTTAGATTTTCAGGAGGAACACCTGCATGAGGTTGCCAATAAAAAGTTTTAAGCAATGAGAGCAGAAGACAAAATAGCCAAAGAGCGGTACTTACAAAAGATAGCCTTTGCCAAGAGTGCGGGGTCACGTTTCGCAAATGAAACCGCAGAAGAGCGCAAGGCAAATATAGAGGCGTGCCGTAAGAACCCTCGCCTAATGGTGGAACGTTACTTCCCTCACTATGCCGATGCTCCTTGCGCTGACTTCCAAATAGAATGGGCTAAAATGGTACAAAAGAACCCTACTTTTAAGGGCTTTTGTCAATGGGGGCGTGCGCTTGCCAAATCGGTATGGAATGATATTTTTATACCATTTTGGCTGTGGCTACAGGGGGAGCCTATGTACTTGGTAATTATCGGCAATAGCTATGAGCGTGCCGAGCAACTGTTGGAGGACATTAAGGCAGAGTTTGAAGCCAACCCGCGTATCCTTGCCGACTTTGGCGAACAAAAACAGCTGGGTACTTGGGAAGACGGCTTCTTTATTACCAAGGGCGGCTTTATAGGGCAGGCTCTTGGTATGGGACAAAATACACGTGGGTTACGAGTGAAAAACAAACGCCCTACCTTTATCGTGGCTGACGACTTGGAGGATAAGGAAATTAACAAAAACCCACGCCGACAAGAGGAGGTAGTAAAGTGGATAGATACCGCTCTTATTCCTACTATGGATGGTAAGTATCGCCGCTTTGTGCAGGCAAATAACCGTTTCGCTCCTGTGATGATACAGACAATGTTACAGGAAAAGCATCCCAAGTGGAAGGTACACCAAGTAAACGCTTATGATCCTGTAACCTACGCCCCTACGTGGGTGGGTAAATATGATGATACCTACTTCTATGAGTTGGTGTATGGTGACAATGGGATTGGAGAGCTTGCTGCTAATGCCGAGTATAACAATAGTCCCTACATTGAGGGGGTAATTTTTAAAGAGGAGCAATTCCAATGGGTAAAACTTCCTCAACTTCGTACTATGGAGTACATCATCGGACATTGGGATATTGCCTACGCGGGCAATGCCACCAGTGACTACAACGCAGTAGTGGTGGAGGGCATTAAAGAGCGTAAGTTCTATGTGATTGATACCTTTTGCCGCCAGACGAAAATGCGGGCAGCCGTGGAATGGATGTGTCAGTTTCAAAAGCA